ATGTCGCGCGCGCGTTTCGTGGATATCCGCGAGGCCGAAAGCACGACACTGGCTGAGGCGCTGAAGCGGTACCGGCGCGAGGTAAGCGATCACAAGAAGGGTGAGAAGCAAGAGGGCGTCCGCATAAAGCGGTGGATGGAAGATCCGCTGGCGGAGAAGTCGCTGGCCTCGCTCAAGTCTTCTGACCTAGCAGCCTGGCGTGATGAAAGGCTGAAAGAGGGGAAATCCACCGCAACGGTTCGCCTGAACCTGGCCATCATCAGCCACCTATATACAGTGGCCGCGAAGGAGTGGGGGATTGAAGGGTTGGTAAACCCATGCCGGAACCTGCGGATGCCCGCCGGCAGTAAGTCGCGCGATCGCCGACCGACCAGCGATGAGCTGAGCCGGATATATGCCGAGGCCGCGAAGATTCACCACGAGCTTCCGGTCATCATCGAGCTGGCAGCCGATACGGCAATGCGCCGATCTGAACTGGTATTGCTGCGGCGCGACCAGATCAAAGGGAAGGTCGCGCACCTTGAGGACACGAAGAACGGATCTCGCCGGTTGGTGCCGCTCTCGATCCGGGCACGCAAGCTGCTGGACGAACTGCCGAAGCAGATCAATGGCCGAGTGTTCTCCCTGTCGCCTCAGTCCGTGAGCAACTACTTTCCGCGCGCCTGCAAGGCTGCTGGCGTGGTAGGGCTGACCTATCACGATCTGCGCCACGAGGCCACGAGCCGCCTGTTCGAGCGCGGCTTCACGATGATGGAGGTCGCGAGCATCACGGGGCATAAGACCCTCGCAATGCTGCAGCGATACACGCATCTTTGCCCGAGCGCGCTGGCCGACAAGCTCGGCTAGTCACGCTACACCTCTCAGCTTCGGCGGCTCGCGCCGCTTCCTGCCTACCTTCGGCGCCTTGTGTTCGCCGCTCTCATACTCCCGCAAGAACCTGCGAACCGACTCAGTACGCCAGCAGTGGCGCACGCCCTGTTTAAATCCAGGCGGCAGCCAGTTAGCCCCATCACGGATGGCCGAGCGGATCGCGCACTCGGTACGGTTCAGCATCCTCGCCAGTTCTGGCACATGCAAAATTTCCGGTTCCATCGTTACCCCTCCAATTCCCGGCAGCCGCAGTAACTGCAGCGCTTGCCGAGCACATTCTTCACGCACACGTTCGTGCGCTCGCCTTCTTCCTCGATCCAGACTTCCATGCGGATTCGCTGCATGTCGGACTTGGCGAGTATTTCAAACTGGCGCTTCTGCTCCTGCTCCGGCAGGCGTTTGAATGATTGCCATAGGCTCATGCTCACCCCCTCACCGTTACGCCGGCTGCTTCGATGGCGGCATCAACGCCGTCAGCCCAATATGTCCAGTCGCCGCTGTCGTACTTGTCGAACCGTTCCGGCAGCTCAATCACCAGCTCCCGCCGCGACGCCAGCCACACATTCCGCATCTGGTCCTTCACGTCCTCGAAGCACTCGTGCCAAAGCTGCTGCTTCCACCACGCCTCGAACTCTGCTACCGCCTTGTCTGTGTGCTGCATGTCTATCTCATTCAGGCGAAGTTCGGCTCTTGGTGATGAGGGGCGGGAAGAGGGCGCCGGGCTGGCTTGGCCGGAATCAGGGACGGGTCTAGGAACTCTCCGAACTCCCAGATCATGTTCACCTTTGCCGTTGGGCGCGGGCTTGGATTGTCCTTGAAGCAGCCCCAGAGAATGTTCCAGGCTGCCCCTCTACTCATGCCCTTGTTGACCGTGCTTGCGGTTTCCCAATCGGTAACGCCGACTTTCGCCCGCTCGAACATTTCCGCCAGCTGCTCGCTGGTTACCGCCTCGGCAATTCGTTTCGCGTCAGATTTCTTCATGGCGTGCAAATCCTCCCCGCCGACTCTCGCCGGCAGGCTGTGTGTTTGGGTGGGGTTAGGGGGTGGTGCGTGCGTCGCGTACGCCGTCGAGAATGCCGAGGGCTATAGCGCTAAGCGGTGCAGTAATGGCGGCCCACTGGAGAAAGGCGAGCGCTGTCTCTACCATTCACTCCTCCTTCGCATCCATGGCGGCGATCCGCTTGCCCTCAGAACGCTTATCGGCAGCGTGTCGGCGCAACAGGTCTTGATCGTGTTTGCTGACCACATAATGGATCACGCTCTCGATCCCCTGCGCCTTCATCTCCCAGTCGCGCGCTTCACGCTCAGCCCGCAGCGCCTCGACCTGCAGTCTCAGATCATCCCGCTCGGCGGTCACGGCGTTGTGGTCGGACTGCAACACCAGTGGCGCGGGTGGCGCATCGCCGACATAGAGCATTGCCTCTTTCTCGTCGAAGAACAGCATCTGCCAGTCTCCGTACTCGTTCGGCGTTGCGTAAGCCACGACTTGCACCCCTTCCGCCTCTGCGGGCTGGGCGCTCAGTGCGTCGCGCAATTCGCGCATCTCCACCTCACAATCAAGCCCGGCCGCCCATAAACGGACGATTTGCTCCAGCAGCTCTCGCTCTGCCACTACAGAACTATTCATGGGTGGCTCCCTTCGCATCCATGGCGGCGTCTACGCAGCAAACAGGATCGTACTTTGCGCGGATAGATGGCGAAAACTTGCGGTAGCGCTCATCGGTGACGCATCGGACCAGACCAGATCCAGCTGGAGCAACCCAATACAGTTTTGATGCCAGCAACCTATCCCGCTCGGCGGTCACGGCTGACAGGGCGGCGCTGAGCTTGTCGAAGTCAATCCGCAGGGTGAAGGCATAGCCGGCAAGGGTGTCGCCGACTGGTCCTAGATATCGCTCCAGCTTTACCGTGCTGACTTGGTGTTGCGTTTCGCAGATCGTGTGCAGCGTGCGAAGCGGGGCGCGTCGTGCCAGCTCAGCTAGCGTATTCATCAGGCGCGCATTGCTTACCCCTTCCGCCTCTGCGGGCTGGGCGAGAATTGCGTCAATCTCGCCGACTAGCCTGTCTGTCATGCCGCTGTCCGCATTGGGAAAACTCATACGCCAGTCTGAAAGCTCTGCGCTACAGTCGCGCAGCAGCCCCCGATAAACCAATACCTTGCTCATTCCACTGCCTCCAGTGCCTTAGCCGGGTAGATCTGCACGCTGTTGCGATGCGCGCTGCTCTCGACTGCGTAGCCTTCCTTGGTTTGCTCGGTCGAGTAGGTGCCAACCACGCGCCCTTCCCACTCGCTGCCGGTGGACTTCTTCACGAGGTCGCCCATGCGGAACTTGCCTTGCGGGGCGGTCTGCGCGGGGCGGGTGAGCTGGTCGATACCCCACCGAATCTTCTGTTCGAAAATAGCCGGATCAACTGCCGGGGCGTTGTAGCCGCCAGCGCCAAGGGAGCACGCCAGCGAACGCAGCACATCCTCGTATGGCTCGCGGATGATTGGCTGAAGCTTTTCTATGAATTCTCCGAACGACTCCATATCGAACCAATAGCCCGATGCGTCTTCGGCTGGATCGCCGACCTCGAACGCAAGCTGATGAATGTCATCGTCAAGATTGCAGGTGCGGCAGCCTTCGCCTACCAAGCGACGATCTGCAGCGCAGTCGCACGCCTCGCGCTCATCCTGCTCCGGGGCTGGCTCTAACGGCTCGGCCTGCTGGGATAGGGCGGCGCCAACTCGGTCCATCATTTGATTGTGATGAAACGGCGGATATTCATCGCAATCAGCCTCATAGCGATTCATGGCATCGCGCATTTCCCGCAGCAACCCCGTCACCTGCTCCAGTTGCCGCCACGTCTTGCGGTGCCGCTCCATCTCTATCTGGAGGGCGCGCTCGGCGTCGGATTGGCGGACGAGGGGCTGCGGCGAATCTCCATCGTCAACGTAGGTCGCCGCCTCTTCATTGTCGAAGAACAGCATCTGCAAATCGCCGTCCTCGTTGGGCGTTGCGTACGCCACCACCTCCAATCCGATCTCTACTTTCTCGCTCATACCTGGCTCCATAGCTCGTGATTGCTCAATTCATCGTCCGTGACGTACCGGTGGCCGCTAACGCCCTGCATCAGCGTCAGGGCGCCATTGCTAACTACCTTCACGTATCGGGTGTTGGTCGGCTTGTGCAGCCAGATGACGCACTGCCGGTTGATTCGCTGTACGGCTGCTGATTCGGTGAACATGGGTGCGCTCCTTCGGTGGCTGGCACCTCAAGCAGGCGCAGTCGCCGATCAATTTGCGTGGTGGGGTTCTGCAGAATGTGGGGCGGGTCACGCGGCGGCACGCCTCTGAGGCCAAGCGCCGCACGCATCGAACACGCGATAGGCCTGATCCTCGTCCAGCCCCTTGCCGCCCGGCACCGCGATCCAGCCAGAGCCGATCTTGTGGTTCGGATTGCAGCCGGCCAGCAGCTCGCGGTAACAGTGCTCGAGCACTTCGGCCAAGCTGTCGGACTTGTACATGCCGTCCGGCGCTATCTCGGTCGACTTCATGTAGCGGTTGCCCTGGTCATCGATGCAGAACGCGCCGATGTAGATGACCCAGCGGTGGGATATATCGCAGACCGCTTCGGCGATCTTGTGACTTGGCGCGATGTTCTTGCAGGTCCGCCAGTCCATCAGGCCTTGCCGGCCCTCGGGATCGATGTTGACGACCGATACCCGGAACTGCCGGAGGATGGCGCGGCTGACTTTCTCAAGCCGCACGCGGGGAATCGTCATGCGGCCTCCCTGATCACCGTGCGGACCGTAGTCGTGGACAGCCCGGTGCGCTCTGCTATGGCCTTGGTCGACAGCTTGCACTTAGCAAGGGCCAAGATGCGCTCACGGTTACCGGCGCGGATCTGTTTACGCTCTTCGTTGATCTTGGACCGAGAGCGCACCTTCACCGCCTCGTCGCTTAGGCGCTGCTGCCTTTTCTCCGGGCAACTGATGCGGTACGGAATGCGCTTGTCAGTGGTGAGGATTGGCGTGGTTTCAACGGGGCCGTGCTCAGCCTCGAATGCGGCCATCTTGCGGGCGATTTCTTGGCGCGCAGCCTCGTGCGACGCCAGCGAGTTAACGCGGTCGTATCGGTAGTCTTGCATGGTTATTGTCCGGGGAGGAGGGCGCCGAAACGCCCTAAGTAATTGATCTAGAACGGAATATCGTCGTCGAACTGGTCATAGTCCGGCGCGGGCTGCTGCTGCGGCTGGCTCTGTGGGCGGGGCTGGTTCTGCTGCGGGCGTGGCTGCCGCTGTGCATCCTTCTCCGGCCAGTCGATGATCTCGGTGCCCTGGCCAACCATAATCTCGGTGGCGTAGCGCTTGATCCCGTCCTTCTCGTACTCGCGGGTCTTCATCTTGCCGCAGACCAGAATGCGCTTCCCCTTGTGCAGCCACTCACCAAGGAACTCGGCTGTCTTGCCGAAAGCTACGCAGCGCACCCACTCGGTTTGCTCGACCTTCTGGTTCGTCTGCTTGTCCTTGTAGCTGTCGTCGACCGCTATGTTGAAGTTGGCAACGGCGTTGCCGTTGGGCATGAAGCGGACTTCGATATCGTTTCCAAGACGGCCGATGCCGCGCCATTCGTTCAGGTTACTCATGCTGCTTTGCTCCTCATGCGCTCTCGCATTTCGTGTTCAAGTTCGGCCAGCTCCTCAAGGAAGAGCTTGATCTCTGTTTCCATCTGGCGAATGCGGGCCTCATCGCGCTCGAAGCGGAAGCAGGCGTACTGCAGTTCATCAGGCAGGCGATCATCGAAGGTCACGAAATCGACCCACTCACGCCCCGTACATGCCATCTGTGCGAGCATCTGCCATTCGTACTGCGGATCATGTTTGCCTGACTGCAGGGTGGCGACGTGCGTGGCGGTGTGCGGACATTTAATCTCGATCAACCCGTCATCCCCGACCAGGCCGTCAGGGCTGGCTGCGAAGTTTTCGATGCTCGGGTGGGCAATCAACCCGACCTCGGCCACCTCCGCGTCAGCGAACAGTTCGTAGGCCATGCGGGCCAACGGCTCAAGCTCCGTTCCGCGCTGGACCGCAGCATTGCGCGACAGGTCTGGTCCGCTCCTATTGCCGGTCAGCCGCTCACACAGCAAATCCATCATGTAATTTCGACGAGTAGCAGAAGCTGCTCCGCCTTTGCCTTTCGTCATCACGTCCTTAACTTTGCTGGCGGTGACTTTTGCTAGCCTGGCGTTCAGCCATTCCTCAGTTCCCTGCTGCATTGTCAGCCTCCTGTGCCTCTCCTTCGATCGGCTCTGGTTGTGTGCTCAGCGCGGCCTTGCGTGCCTCGACTGCGGTCTTGAATGACGAGAACGACGACACGTCTTTAGCTGCCTGCATCTCTGCCTTGCCGGCCAGCCAGACGCTTTGCAGTGCTTCCAGAGATTCGGCGTTGACGACCTGGGCAATCCACTTTTCGGCCAGTTCTCCGCCGCGCGGCTGCTCGTTCATCGACGCCAGTCCTTCGCCTGAGTCGGTGTTCAGGTGATGAATCGCCTTGTCGAGTCGATCCGTCTTCGGCCAATACTTGTAGGCGCGCTTGACGACGGTCTTCTTCGCCATCTCGCCGTAGTCCGTTTTCCAGGGGGATGACTTGCCCGACTTCACCGACTGCGACCGATTCATGATCGAGTCGATATCGTCTCGACTCATGCAGGTCGTGAGGTAATCGCCGTCTGCCGTCTTGACGACAACGTAAACGCCGACGATCTGGCCGCGATCCTTCGAGAATGGGTTGTACTGGTGAGCCGGTGGCTTATCGAAACCGTTCAGCGCGAAGGAATCATTGGCGTAAACCAGCTCGGCCTGAGCCCAGCGAATCGACCCGGTAGCCATCGCAAGATCCATCAGGCCCATGTAGCTGATGTCGAGGCAGATCTTGCCGTCTCGTGGCACCAGATAGGCCTGGCGCTTGGCCGGGTTGAGGCTGATGCCAATGGCCGCGATGTTGGTCACGGCGTTAACGACGGACTGGCGGTTGTTCAGGGCGATCTTCGTGGCGAAGTCATTGCCCTGGATGGTCTGGATTGCGAACTCGGCTTCACGCTCGAAGCTCAGCGTTTTGTCAGTGAGGACGGAGGCGAACGAATCGCGCGCCCCGTAAATGTCCTGCGCGATTGCTACGGCGTTGCTCATCGGATCTACCTCGGTAAGTGATCGGATTTAGAAGAAGTGATTCAGCGCGCCGATCTGAACCGCTATCAGCACGTCCAGGGCGAAGAAGCCGATCAGCGCAATCCACGCAGCCGCATAGCTGTGGCCTGTGGGGGTGTCGTCGTGTTCGTAGGGGTCGAGGGGGAGGGCTTGAGTTGTCACGGTGCTATCACTCCTGCAAGTCCGCTCAGATAGAGCCATCCGGATATACCGGCCAGCGTCAGTAGAAAGCCGCGCCACCATGCGTAGCGCAGGGATCGTTGTCTTTGGCTAGCCATCACACACCCCCCAGCAGGCCGACATGGGCAATTGATCCGAGACAGGCTGCCGTGAAGGCGAAGAAAGCCCAGCCGGCGAGTTCCTTGGCGGCGTTCATGCAGCCTTCTCCTTCTCATCGGCCCGGTACTGGGCAACCTTGGCTGTCAGCGCAATCAGCTGATCAAGCACGTCTTTGTCAGTGGTGAAGGGCATTCCCGAGATGAACACGTAATCGCGGAACACAACGGTGTCTGAGCAGGCCGGGTAGACGGTCACGAACACGCCGTTCGCGCTGCCCTGGTACGTCATGGTCACCTGATACCGTCCGGCCTCGGTTATCTCGAAGCAGAGGTCAAACAGGCTGACCACTGCGCGCTGAATGTCTTGGTTCATGCTGCGTCCCTCCTGATCTCTTCGGCGTGTTCGCGGCGCCGGTTGGCCTCGTGTTCGAGGAATTCGTCGATCCGGTCATCGCAGTAGTCGATGAAGGCCTGGACGGTTGCTTCGTCGTGCTCCTCCAACTGCTGCTGAATGGCCTCCTCAAGCGTTGTGTTATCAGCAGGCAGGGACGACTCTCGGCGCCGCTGTCCGCGTGCTAGTGCGTTCATGCTGAATCCTCGCGGAATGGCACCCACTGCAAAGCCCCCGTTGACCAGTGAGGTACAGGCAGAGGCTTTGCGGTAGGTGCTGGTGTAGGAAGGCCGCTATCGGCGGCAAGTCGGCCATCTCAACGGGCAAGCTGTGAGAGCCCGCCAACGGCTGCCGGTGTTTTACGCAATCAGGGCGCTTCCGGCTGATCCCTGTCGCAGATATCCCGAAGGGGCGCTGCGCTCGCCTTTTACTTGGTGCGGGCTGCGATCATTGCGTCAGCCATGGCGTAGGCCACTTTTGCAATTGACTGGTTGTCGCCGCCATCGCTCGGGTACGTCAGTGACTGCATAGCCTTCGCTGCGAAGTAATCGCGCAATGTCATGCCGTCTTTTACCGTTCCGCCGCTGTATGCCGCAGGGACCGGAAAGGCCGGCCCGCCTGTTTCAGTCGTCATCACTTCTCTCCTTTCTCTCTCCACCACTCCCACCCCCACAGCGCAGCTAGTACACAGATGAGGAGGATGGTTTGGGGTAGGGTTAGCATTGGGTGCCGCGGGCCTTGGCGATCGCGGCGATCTGAAAAGACCAGGTTTCCAAGAAGTCCTCGTACTCGGAACTATCCATCCACTGGCCCTGCACACTAGAAACGTCACCGGAAGGTGTTTTTCTCAGAAGCCACTTTTCAAAGACGCGCTGTTCTTCGTTGTCGAGCATCTTTTTCAAACCGGCCAGTAGATTGGGAGCCTCAGCTATCAGGCTGGCGTCTGCTTCGGTGTTGTCATGCTTGACCTTTCCACTTGAGGGCATGATCACAAGGTTTCCGACGCTGGCGATGCAGTAGGCGTCAGCGGCCTTCTCAATTACCCACGGCCCCGGCGTATGTCCGTTGCTCATCTCATCCTCCTATGTGCTGATGGGTGCCCATGGGGCGGTTAGGCTTCGAGCTTTGCCAGCTCATCGCGGAGCTGCTTGATGCGAGCCTTGCGCTGGGCCTCTAATTCTTCCTGGTGCTTAGCTGTCACGGCTTCAGGAACGGTTATTCCTTCAATCTTCTTCCATCCGTCTAGGCTGATGCTTCGCTGCGAGCCGGCCAGGTAAGCCTCGCACTGCTTGTTAAGCTCGGCCTGCGCCATTGCCAGCGCTTCGCTGTAGCTCGTAGTCGGGAAAACTTCCTCACTTCCGCCGCTGCCGTCCCGGTAGCTGTGCAATCGGTACTCAAGAGAGCCGTCCGTGTAGCCGAACAGAGAGACGAGTTTTATCCCCTCGATCGTTCTCCTTCCGTTGTATCGATCGATGTCAAAACCCTTTTCGCCTTCGAACCAGTCAATGATTTCTGGCGAGTATCCGCCGACGAATATGTGGGTGACCTGGCCGGCTGCAAACTTCTTCAGAAGGTCTAGCTGAGAGCTGTCTCCGTTCTTGACGAACTTAAACAGCGCATCAGCGTGCTGCTTCGCCTTCTCTTTCACATTGGAGAGGCGGGCGTGCTGATCGCTGATTTCAGCCTCAAGCTTCTTTCGCTGGCTTTCGTAGCGAGCCTCAAGCTCACGAAGGTTCTTTTCCTTCCACGACTCGGCCGGCTGATCGTGAAGGCTCTTTACCACGAAGTTCTCGCCGCTCGGTATCTCCTGCCCGTTGCTGACGAAAATCTCCTGAACGATCGTCTGATCGGCGTTCAGCTTCCCGACCACAAGAACCTTCTTGCCGTCGCTGGTGTACTTGATGTTGTTCATTGCGTTGTCCTTGTCGGTTGTCTTCCCGCTGGCCACTCATGCGAATGGCCAGAAGGAAACTCTGTCGCTCGTCTCGTGCGCTCCGTACCCGCTGCTGATTGCAGGCCGTGAGTCATGGTTGGTTTGGCATCGGGGCTTCCTGTTCACGTCGCTCGATCAGCGTTGCGGCGTGGTCATCGGCAAATACAACATGCGGCGTACAGCCCCTGGCGCCCGGTTAAGTAGGCACACCGCATGAGGTCCGGCGCCCCTCATAGCCGAGGCTCGGGGCGCTAATTCGATTCGGTGTTTCTGGCCTCCGTTACTTGCCACGGTGGGCTTGGCTGAACTACCAAGGATTCCTTGACAGTTCGTTCTCCGTTGCGCGCTATGCCGAGTCGTCTCAGGCCCTGGTCAGCTACTGGCGTATTCCAGGGCGGCGGTCGCGCAACTTCGCGTGGCTGCATGTGGAGCCACGGCCAGTTCCAGAGCTGGCATGGGGCGGAAAACTTGTTACTCGCGCTGTGCCCGGTTGGGGATTCCGCCGCGAGGGTTCTGAAGTTTTAAAGAGCGTTCCGGGATCACCCGAGGCCCCTTTCGAGGCCCTGAAGCGTGTCTCGCTTCGATGGGTGTAAATTTAGCGGGATGATAAATGTCCGTCAATAGCATTCTGTTAAATATTCCAAAAACATTTAGCAGGACGGATAATTAATGGCAGGGCGCGGTCACAAGGGCGGCGCTGATGGAAAGCGCAAAACACGCAGATTCCGACAGGAGGCACGTATGGCAGGCGTAACGGTGCGGGGGCAGATAGATGGGGCGGTGCGGGAGGAGCGCTTTAGCGTGCCGGTAGGTAGCGCCGTAGAGCTTGGGAGGGTTGCCGTAAGGCTGCTAGTCGAGGAGTTCGGGACCGACCAGGCACGGCAAATACTCCGCGATGAACTCGCAGAGTATCTGTTGGATTACAAGGGGGCTGGAGCTGATGACAGAAGCGCGCGTCGAGAGTGAGGGCTAGAGAGGCTCGTTGCGGCGCCGCACTGGCCGGATCGTAGACCACCAGAAGACAAAGCCGATAATCGTGATGGACTCGGCTACCTCTTCGGCAGTATAGAACTCGTCCGGGTACTCCTCTGAGTTCTCGGAGCGAAGGCGGAGTCCGCCACCAGGGATGCGGTACAGGTACTTAACTCGCAGCAGGCCGTCATGTCTTAGCGCATAGATTGAGCCGTCGAAGACTTCCTTCGTTCCTACGTCAATGCCTATCGTGGCGCCGTCTAGAATGAGTCGTGCCATGCTATAGCCTGAAACCTGTGCGGCTATAGCGTTTTCCGGCTCGACCCCCGCAGCGCGCAGCGTAGAGCGCGACAGCCGAATTACCTTCCCGGTTATTTCTGGAGCATCACAGCTGCCGTCTCCGGCCGCCAGCTCAACCTCTTTGTAAAGCGGTACTGCCACGTCGTCACCCTCCAGAGGCGTATCGCTGCCCCAGGGAGATATCTCGCCTAGCACGTGCAGCTCGTTGTCGCCTGGAGAGGATATCGGGAAATCGAGGACATTGTTTAGCTCGCCGCTACTCCGTCCGTCGCTTGACGCCAGATTACTGTCCGAGCCGTGTATCTGGTCGAACCATCCTCGCGGCAGCAGCTCAGCAAGCTCAATCCGCCTAGCCATCTCGTCGCCAAGCTGGCGGGGCGTTTTATCTGACAGCACCTGGCTGATGTAAGACGGAGATGTTCCCCATATTTCGGCGCAGGCCCGCTTAGTCCGCCCCTTTAAGAGCGCGAGCAAATTAATGCGCCGAATGTCGTTGATATCCATGCACAGACCCTTGTCCCCGGTAACCGAATTTACCGGAGACGTAGTCTTGCAGCTATCCGTTAAATTAAGAATAAACAATACGCTAACGCTCCCCTTGCTCTAGCGTTATCAAACCGCTAAATTAGCTCCTGTATTCACAGGAGTCTCCCTATGTCGACCCAGATCAGCGAATGGCTCAACAGCCACTGCGACAACGAGCGAAAGAAGCTCGCTGAAGCGGCGTCCACATCTGTTGGCTATCTCTGGCAGCTGGCCGGCGGTCACCGCAAGGCTTCTCTGGAGTTAGCCGCCCGCCTCAACAAGGCAAGCAAAGGCGCGCTGACCCTTGAAGGCATGCGTCCCGATCTCGTGGAAATCCTCACCAAGACCAAGCGTAGCCGTAAGGCCGCCTAACAACTCCGTCGCAGCAGAAGGAAATTGCCATGTACATGGACCCAAGCCAGAAACGTTCTATCCCCGTCAAGGTTCGGTTTGAGCCTGTTCTTGACCGAATCCTGCGCAAAGCAGCCGACAAGTCCAGACGCCAGTACGCGACCTATCTGTACGAAGTAATCGACTGGGCCATAGCCAATGGAGCTATCGAGGAGCTGATGCAGGACCGGGAAGAGAATATCGCGGGCTGAAGCCCCTATGGAGGGCCGAATGCATTTTCAAAGAGAAAACCTGCCCGCAGAGGCTAGGGAAAAGATCACCGCACTTATGAATGCCAAGGGCTGGAGCTTCGAGCAGGCAATCAACGAGATAGCAATTGTGGGGGTAGCGAATGGTGCCACCTCCGCAGTTGGCCGGCACAAGGCTCCGGTTCTTCATCTGGTGGCCCTGAATAGGGACTCCGGGAGGGGCTGAGCAAGACCCTGAATAGGGTACGCCGGAGGGCCTCTTAGGGGCCCAATCAAATCCAAGGCAACAAAAAGCCCGCCGGGCAAGGGCGGGCTCTCAACAGCGGTACAACACAACTGGAGTGAATTATGCGCCTACAAGACATCAACCACAAGACCCCCAGCCAGCCGCGCCAAGGCACGTTAATCGTTGGGCCGTGGCCTTCCTATGCCGCGTTCAAGGATCTGCCTGAGCGTGATCGCTGGGTGCTTTACGGATCGGCCAAAGCCTATCGCGGCGCCTTAGAAGATCAAGGCATCCAGATGGCAGAGAGCTACGACGAGTTCATCAAGCGCGTCACTGACGAGCTGGAGATCTGAGCATGAATTTCTATCCATTCCATCCCGGCGATTACATGCTCCGTACAGCTCATCTCGACCTGATCGAAGACTTGGCTTATCGCCGCCTTCTGGACCTGTACTACATCAACGAGCTGCCGCTTCAGGGCGCTGCTGATGCCATTGCCCGCGTCATCCGTATGCGCGCAAACGTGACCGAGGTTGCTGCCGTCCTGGGTGAGTTCTTCACCGAAACAGCTGAAGGCTGGCAGCACAGCCATTGCGATCAGGTCATTGCCCAGTACCAGGCCAAAGCCAAGCAGGCCGCAGAGAATGGCAAGCGTGGCGGGCGTCCTCGCAAAGCAGACGCTACCCCAGAGCAAAGCAAAAATAACCCAGAAGAAACCCAGCCGGTTAATTCCGCTAACCCAGAAGAAAGCGGATCGAAAACTAACCAAGAACCAATAACCAATAACCAGAACCAAGTAGATCAAGAGCATGTCGCCGCTGAAGCGCCGACCGCTGCACTGGACGAGAAGGTTACTGGCACTGATCAACCCAAGCGGGCTAAGCGCCTGGCAGCAGACTGGACGCTTCCCGCTGAGTACCTGGCATGGGCTCTGTCTGATCGCCCTGAGTTCACCGAGGCGCTGGTCGCTCGTGAGGCTGAGAAGTTTGCTGATCACTGGCACGCAGCATCCGGCAAGGGCGCCGCGAAGATGGATTGGTTCGCTACCTGGCGCAACTGGGTACGCAATGCTCGCCTGCCGAACAACGTCCGCCCGATCCAGCAATCTCGATTCACCAACCTGCCGCCGGTGAACGCCGACGAGATCCGCGCCAAGACCGAAGAGAACAAGCGCCTGGGGGTTCGTCGTGCGAACTTCTAACTTCGGCGCTACGCCACGGATCAAGTCTCGCCCGCAGCAGTGTGAGCTGCACGGCGAGTACCAGCGGACCCTGATCGAATCATTCGACGGCGAACACTGCGTCAGTGGTTGCCCTCGCTGCCGCTTCGACGCCATCCACGGCACTGACGAGGCGGCCCGCGCCGCAGCGGTTGAGGCCAAGCAGTGGGAGGAGGTGAACGCCGCCCTGTTCGCTACCGGCATCGCCGCAAGGTTCCGCCGCTGCTCGCTGGACAACTACCGCACTCCGCTTGCCGGCCAGAAAGCCGCGCTCGATGAGTGCCGCGCCTATGTCGACCAGTTTCAGGAGAACTACGACGCCGGCCGCTGCCTGCTGCTGCTGGGCAACTTCGGCAACGGCAAGACGCACCTCGGCTGCGCGGTGCTCAAGGCGGTTGTTCGTGAGCATGGGGCAAAGGCGCTGTACGTGCCTGCCGCTGACATCATCGCCGCGATCAAGTCCAGCTTCGGCCGTGATTCAGACGTGACCGAGCAGGCGATCTTTTCGGAACTGGCCAGCGCCGACCTGCTGTTGATCGATGAGATCGGCGCGCAAGGCGGAACCGAGTTCGAGCGCCAGGCGCTGCACACGATCATCGATGCCCGCTACCGGAACATGCTTCCAACCATCGTCACTTCGAACCTGCCAAGCGCTGAGCTGGCGGCATACATCGGCGACCGCGCGCTTGACCGGCTGCGCGAGAACGGGGGGCTGGCTGTGATTTTTGACTGGGATTCAGCGCGCGGGGGTGACGTATGAGCCGCGAACTGTACAGCGTCGAGGCCGAATGGGGCGTGCTCGGCGCCATGATGCTTGACCCGAACCTGTTTGATGCGATCAGCGGCAAGGTTGTGGCGGCGGACTTCTACGAGATCGAAAACGCTGCGCTGTATCAGGCAATTCTGGACTGTCATGCCGCCGGCGAGCCGATTGACCCGGTGACCGTTGGTGTTTTCCGTCCGGAACTGCCGTCTGGTGACTCCACCATCGCCTATGCCGGCCAGGTCGCAGCGTCCACCTATAGCACGGCGAACTGGGAGGCCTATGCCAAGACTGTGCGCGAGCGTGCCGTCCTGCGTCGCTTGGTCGATGCGGCAAATGCCGTCACCGATCTGGCCACTGAGGAAAAGCCCCTGGCCGAGATCATCGCCAGCGCTCAACAGGCAATGGCTGATCTGCGCGACCTCGAGGACGGCGAGGCGGACTACAAGCGAATCGACGAGATTCTGCTGAAGAACATTGACGCGACCGATGCCAAGTTCAACGGCAAGCAGGACCTGGGCTTTACCACCGGCCTGCCGGATCTGGACAAGCTGACCCGCCGCATTCGTCCGCGCACCGTCACCGTAGTGGCTGGTCTGCCGGGTAGTGGGAAAACCACCCTCGGCCTGCAGATCGTCCAGAACATCGCCATGACCGGCGCCGGCGTGGGCCTCGTGTTCAGCATGGAAATGCCAGAGCAGGAGCTGGGCCAGCGCGTGATTGCATCGCTTGGCTCGGTTGACATTGCTCGCCTGGATAGCGGCGTCGACATGCGCGACACCGACTGGATGGGGATGACCGCCGCCGTAGCTAAAGCCAAGGACAAGCCGCTGTATATCTGCGATCAGCCGGGCCTTACGCCGGCGCGCGTCCGATCCATTGCGCGACAGGTTCAGCGCGCGCATGGCCTGGACATTGTGATGGTCGATTACCTGGGCCTGATGCAGGGCGACAGCAAAGGCCGCAGCCGCACCGAAGAGGTCGGCAAGATCAGCAAGGCCATGCTGAACCTTTCCAAAGAGCTTGGGATTCCCGTGATCCTTCTTTCCCAGCTCAACCGCGATTCAACCAAGCGCGTAGGCAAAAAGCCTGTTTCGGCTGACCTGCGTGACTCCGGAGAAATCGAAGCCGACGCCCACTGCATCCTCATGGTTCACCGCGACATGGACACCGAGGAAGGCCAGAACGGCGTCACCGAAATCATTATGACCAAGTGCCGCCATGCGCCGGTTGGATCGTGCCTGCTCCAGCAGCAAGGCCAGTTCGCTCGGTTCGTTAGCTTCGCCGGCGCGCGCGAAGTCAGCCAGGAAGAAGTCGAGATGGGGCGCTTCCGTAGCCGCTCCGCTATGGGGGATTTTTGATGACCGACTACATGGAGATGACGGAAGCCTTCGAGCAGGCCCGCACAGCTCCAGACGCAACAGACCGCGCTACTGGCCTAGAGGAAGCGGATCGTATCGGTGGCGTGGCTCTGGTACAGGCCAGGCTGCAGGGGCAGGGCGCTGAGGATTGCGAGGAGTGCGGCATTGAGATTCCCGAGGCGCGCCGTCGTGCTGCGCCTTGGGCGGTGTGCTGCGTGGATTGTCAGGGCCTGCGCGAGGGTCGTCGTCATGGCTGACCGCATCGCAGTAAACAGCGCCACTCGCCTCTCCGAAGCCATCCATAAGCTGACTGCCATGTACCGCGAGAAGAAGTATGTCGTGGTCAGCTTCCGCGAAGGAAAGGACCGGACCCTCGACCAGAACGCCCTGTGGTTCGCCCTGTACGAGCGCATCGCACAGATGACCAGCATCGGCGACGTAGAGGATGCCCGCAGCTACTGCAAGCTCCACGTCGGCGTTCGCATCCTGCTGCGTGACTGCGCCGACTACCGGGAAACCTGGGATCGCCTTTTTCTGCACTGGAGCTACGAAGACAAGCTGGCCCTGATGGGCGCGCATCCAGTAGCCGGGCCGGAAGGGTTGGCCGTCACTCGCTTGTTCAACCGCAAGCAGGGCATCGAGTACACCGACCGCATCGTGTCCGAGTTCACCGGGCGCGGCGTGTTCTTCGGGGATCTGCTCGGGGAGGCCGCAGCATGAGCCGAATCATCTCCAAAAAACTGCGCGATTCGGCTCGCGGCCAGTCCTGCACCCTGCGCCTGCCTGGCTGCGGCCACGATGACGGCACAGTCGTTCTGGCCCATCTGCCGTGCGGCCAGAAGGGAATGGGCATGAAGGGGCCGGACCAGATTGCCTGCTTCGCCTGCGACCACTGCCATTCCGTTTTAGACGGGCGCCGCAAGGGCGAAATCACCGAGGGCGACATGCTGCGCGCCCTGGCCGAAACACAACTGATCTGGTTCCGCGAGGGACTGCTGACCGTAAAGGGGGCCGCATGAGCCTGGACTGGTACATCGTTTTCTTGGCCGCGTGCGGCATTCCCGTTCAGGCCTGGCTTGGCTGGAAATTCGGAAAAGGACTGGTAAAGGCCGGCTGGGCACTAGCTTGCGCGATCAGCGTTTGTCGCTGGGGTTTCGCTGTCGGGGCCGTCCACGGCTTCAGTCGCCCGGCTTGGCGTTGGGTTCCGGGGCTGATCCTTGGCGAGTGGTGGACCTTCTTCGTCTCGCCGTACGACAGCATCACGCAAAGCTGCCACGGCGGAACCTGGAAAGGCATTGGGCGCTGGCACGTGTTCCCTAAGGCGCCGGAGCAGGCCGCATGAAGACCTGCCTCGTAGACGCCACCCACAAGACCACGGCCTTCAGCAGCCGGCAGACCCTGTACTGCCACGACTGCCGCAAGGAACACCCATGGCCGCTAAAGCCCGGCCAGATACCCCTGATCGCAAACAACAGAGCCACAAGGAAGCCGCAATGAGCTGGCTAGAGATCGCGGTAATCGCCCTGGTCGCCGTCCTTGCCCCGCTAGCGGCCGCATGGGCAGACATGAAAGTAACCGAATTGAACGAGAAGGACGCCAGCCAGTGAAAGCCCATCAGATCCTCGAAGCCGGCCTTGGCCACATGAAGGACCGCTCTGCCACCTACGACAAGCCAGCCGGCGAGCGGAGCATGGGCGCCACAGTTGACGCCTTCCGCGCCATCACTGGCCACGACCTCACCGAAGAACAAGGCTGGCTCTTCATGGGCCTGCTCAAGATGGTTCGCAGCCAGCAGGGCGGGTTCCGTGCTGACAACTACGAAGACCTTGCCGCATACGCCGGCCTGCAGGGTGAGGCCGCATGGGCTGAGCGCACGAATCGCGACTTCGGCCAGCAGAACACCATCGACTGCCGCACCGATGCCGAGAAGGCGGAACTGGCATGAAGATCAGCCGAATCGATGTGATTGGACAGAACGGAAACGATGGGGCGGCCTATGACGGGTTCGGTGCGGAATGGCTCATTCAATCTGGCCTCATTGCCAGCAGCGGATCGGGCGCTGATCAACGCGGACAAGCAAGCCTGCCTCATCCGGTGGAAGGTGCGCGACCTCAAGGGGCCGGAGAAGCAGAGGCAGGGCAACGTCCTGCTGGCAGCTGTTCCGGAGAGTGCGCGACCTGCCGTTGTGGCGGCGCTGAAGGCGAGGGGGAGTAGATGATCATCGGAATCGACCCTGGCTGCACTGGCGCCATCGTAGTGATGACCGAGAGCCGCAACTACGTCGCCCACCTCAACATGCCGACCATCAAGGTAGGCACGAAAAGCCGAGTGAACGGCGCCGCGGTGGCTGCCTTCCTGCGCGAGACGGTCGGGGAGCTCACCGCCCATGCCTACCTCGAGCAAGTAGGTGCCATGCCAGGCCAGGGCGTTTCCTCGATGTTCACCTTTGGCCATGCCGCTGGCGTGGTCGAGGGCATCCTTCAAGGTGCGTGCATCCCGTACACATTGGTAACCCCGCAATCATGGAAGAAAAGAGCGGGCCTCATTGGGGCCGACAAGGATGCCGCACGCTCCCGCGCAATCCAGCTTTACCCGGATCTCCGCATTCTCGACCTGAAAGGGAAGGGCCAAGCGGTGGCCGACGCCATTTTGATCGCCCGATTTGGGGCTAAAGGGGAGGCAGCCTGATGGCCGCACGCAAAGCGACAGACGATGAAATCAGGGCTGCACTGGACGGCCGGACTGTGGCTGAGGCCGCTCAGATCCTCGGGATGCACGAGCGCAACGTCTACACCCACAAGGCGCGCCTGGCTCGTCAGGGATGGAGCCCGGAGCACGACATGGTGAAGACGGTGCCGGACGGGTTCCACCTCAAGGGAACGTCAACGCTGTACGGCAAGGACGGCGAGCAGAAACTGCAGTGGGTCAAGTCAAACATCGATCACGAGCGCCAAGCCGAACTGATGAAGGAGGCGGTCAAGGCTCTTGCCCTGGTCATCAAGCCGGCCAAGGCGCTGCCGGCACCTCTGCACACCCTTGCGCACCTGCTCAACTGCTACGTCATCACCGACTACCACCTCGGCATGAATGCCTGGGCAGAGGAGACGGGCGCAGCATGGGACATGAAGATCGCCGAGGACACGCTGGTAGGTTGGTTCGGCGCGGCGATCGCTCAGGCGCCTGACTCCCATACCGGCGTATTCGCACAGCTCGGGGATCTGCTGCACTGGGACGGCATTCAGGCGGTTACGCCGACCTCCGGCCACGTTCTAGACGCCGATACCCGCTTCCAAAAACTGGTTCGCGTGGCGATCAGCGTCATCCGCCGCGTAACGGCCATGCTGCTGCAGAAGCACGAGCGCGTCGTTCTCCTGATGGCTGAGGGCAACCATGACCTGGCATCGAGCGCTTGGCTGCGTGAGCTGTTCGCAGCCCTGTACGCCGATGAGCCCCGCATCGAAGTAATCACACGGCCAGATCCGTACTACTGCATTGAGCACGGCCGCACGTCGCTGTTCTTCCACCACGGCCACAAGAAGCGGATGGACTCGCTCGAGACGGTATTCATCGCCAAGTTCCGCGAAGTCTTCGGCCGCACAAAACACAGCTACGCGCACACCGGCCACCTGCATCACAACGTCCTGCGCGAGACGAACACCATGCAGATTGAGCAGCACCGCACCCTGGCGGCGCCAGACAGTCACGCAAGCCGAGGCGGGTGGATGAGTGGACGAGACGCCAAGGTCATCACCTACCACGCCGAGCACGGCGAAGTGGGGCGAATCATCGTGTCAGCCGACATGCTCAAGGGGGAAGCAGCATGAAGAGCGCCGAAGAGCTTTTGACCCAATGGGGCATATGGGTATGGCAGAAGACAGGCGTGCCGCGGTACGTCTCGCCGATGCTGGCCATCATGCGCGACAACGTGCCCAGCACTCACGCGCCAGATGCTGCGATCACCGATGAAGAGGCAGAGACGGTATCGGCTGTAGTGGCCCGCCTGCAGCAGCGCTATCCGGAGGCATCAGAGGCCGTGCACATGTACTACTGCTACAACCGCACCATGGAGCAGATCGGAAAGGAGCTGGGTAAATCCCGCCACCAGGTGAAGGACATGCTGAGTCGAGTACACGGTTACGTTGAGTCGGAATTTGATCGACGAATGGCAGCTTAATTTACATGTCGCGCCTGTTGACGTGTTAACGCCGATCTGGCAATCTGGCACAAATTGCGGTTTTACCGCTTCAGAAAGCCCCTGCAGAAATGCCGGGGCTTTTTTTATGCGCAAACGGTTGATGAGGGCTCACCACCCAGCGCACCCATTCGCACTAACGTGCAGCGCCACGGCAGCTTAAGCGGCCTAACGTGCAATGCAGTGCAACCCTATTCCGGCCCCATGCCTGCCTCCTTGCTCATAGGCGGATCGCACGCGCATGTGAGGCCGGACCAAACACCAACGAGACTCCACTATGACCACAGAGCAGCAGACTCTTGCGGACATGCCGTTCTGGCTGCTCGTACTGATTTCAATGGCGGGACTATCCGGGGAGATGCTTCGCGCGTCTGCCGGTGAAGACCTCACGATGGGGCAGATAGCCCGGCGAGTCGCATTGCGCTTCGGTGCGTCCGGCTTCCTGGGGATGAGTACGCTGATGCTCGCCCTGGCGTTCGGCTCAGGCATCTACATGGCAGGAGGCCTCGGCATCGTCGTTGCTGTGCTCGGCGCTGATGTGGCTGGCGGGCTCTATACCCAATGGCTTGCCAAAAAGGCAGGCATCCGCTCGTAGCGAGGTCGAACGCATGAAGCAGCAGCCCTCATGGATACACAGGTTCGATGACGGACGCGGGGTCCGTAAGGTCTTCCTTGATGGGGAAGAGATCAAGATGGCTGTTTTCGCCGACCAGCAGCGCGGCATCGTTGATCGCTTCCGCCAGCCGATGACCATCCGCCGACGTGATGGGCAGCTGATAACCGAGCGCCTGCATGGCTGCGTGGAGGTTGTATGGCCAGAGTGCAGCTAGTAGCCGTAGTCAAGATTCGCTGGTGGGTTTACGCCTACATGATCGCCCACGTTGGTATCTGCCGGATATTCAGGCTAACGCCGAGCGAGCAGAGGATATTTCGGATCGTGGCGCGCGGTGTAACCACCTCAGTCGAGACAAGGCCCGCATGAAACGCCCCCTCGCCATCCTGATTTTTGCCTACCTCGCCGCCTGCGTATGCCTGATGGTGGGGATGGAGGCGTGGAAGGCAGTAAACCGAGAGCGCGCCCATGCAAAACGTCGTAGAGCTAACCGACAGGCAGCCGCACGTATCTGTCATCGCCTCTGATGGCGTCCACGTCATCCCCGTCTGCCTCCTTCGCGACGTAATAGCCGGAAGGCAGCCATCCAGCATCCTGACCGAGCCCGTGTTGCAGCGGATCGTGGAGGAGTGGATGCATCAAGTAACCGGAGTAGCGCATGAGCGATAAGCCAAAGGTTGTTGAGTTCAAGCGTGAAGGCTGGCGAGACACCGTAAAGACACTGCGCTCAATCGCTGACCGAATCGAATCGGGCGAACTTGCCCGATGTGATGTGGGCGTGTTCGTGATGATGGGTGAGGACAACGCCATCGATACATTCGGCATGGGCAGCAAAGGCGAAGACCTGGCGCTGCTCGGCCTGCTCCGGTGCGCTGAGCAAGTGATCATCGAGAGCACCCTATACCCGGAGTGACCCATGGCCCTGACTCAGAAGCAGGAAGCCTTCGCGCTTGCCTACTTTGAGACGGGCAATGCCAGCGAGGCATACAGGCGTTCGTACAACGCCGCAAACATGAAGCCGGAAACGGTTACCAACAAGGCCCACGCCCTTATCAAGAGGGGCGATGTTAGGGCGAGGTTGGATGAGCTGAACGCCAGCGCCGTTTCGTCCGCCGTGATGACCCGCAAAGAGGCCTTGGAGCGTCTTTCGACGTTCGCCCGTACCGATCTATCAGATTTGGTTGAGTTCGGCGCCTATGAGCTTGGGCAGGACGATGACGGTAAGCCGATTGTTCAGGCTGCATGGAAGATCCGCGACTCGATCCTGCAAGACCCTAAGAAGCTGGCGGCGATATCTGAACTGTCCGCTGGCCGCGACGGGATCAAGATCAAAACCCATTCGCCGCTTCAGGCAATCCAGCAGCTAGCCAAGCTGCAGGGCTGGGATGTTCACGAGCTTGACCTTGAAGGCAAGCGCCTGACCAACGAAAAGCTGCGCCGCGAACTGGAAGACCCGAATCAAGGCCTGCCTGAACCCAAGCAAGTCATTATCGGGGTGGAAGATGCAAGCGACCCTGAAGCTGAATAAGCCGCAGTTCGAGTTCATCAGCCACCCTAAGAAGTTCTCAGCGTTCGTCGGCGGGTATCGAAGCGGCAAGACTTTCGTAGGCTGCGTGCGGCTGTGTATCAACGCACTGGAGCACCCCGGCATTCCGCAGGGCTACTTCGCGCCGACCTATCCGCAGATCGCTGACATCTTCTACGACACGATACCTGGCGTTGCTGAGGCCTTCGGGCTGTTCGCTGACATCGTGGCGAGCAACAAGCGCGTGCATCTGCGTGATTCGAAAGGTCGCTGCCTGTCGACGATCGTATGCAAGAGCATGGAGCACCCGCATCGGATCGTGGGTTTCAACATCGCGCATGCGCTGGTCGACGAAATCGACTGTATGCCGATCAAGAAGGCTGACAGCGCCTGGAAGAAGATCATTGCCCGTATGTCGACCGTCTGGCCGGGGCGGGCAGAGAACACTATCGACGTGACGACCACGCCGGAAGGGTTCAACTGGGTCTATCGCAAGTTCGTCAAGGAGCTGGCCGCCAATCCGAGCCAGCGCCCGCTGTACGGCATCGTCCATGCCAGCACGCGGCAGAACGCGAAGAACCTGCCAAAGGATTACATCCCGTCGCTGCGTGAGTCGTACCCGGCCAATCTGGTCGACGCCTACATTGACGGCCAGTTCGTCAACCTTGTGAGCGGGTCGGTTTATCCGAACTTCTGCCGGCGGCTGAATCACACCGACGAGACGATTCGCCCGGGTGAGGAGCTGCATGTCGGGATGGACTTCAACATCAACCGGATGGCGGCCTGCGTGTTCGTCATTCGAGACGGCGAGCCGATGCAGCTGGACGAACTGACAAGCTTATTCGACACGCCAGCGATGATCGCAGCGCTACTTGAGCGATTCCCAGGCCACAAGATCACGGTTTACCCCGACGCCAGCGGCAAGAACCGCAAGAGCGTCAACGGCAGCGAGTCGGATCACAGCTTGCTCAAGCAGGCCGGCTTCACGGTTCGCGTCAACCCGGCTAACCCAATGGTTCGTGACCGTGTGTTGGCAGTCAACGCCATGCTCCTCAATGGCGAGGGCGTGCGACGGCTGAAGATCAACACCGACAAATGCCCGGTCACCACTCAGGTGCTCGAGCAGCAGGCCTACAACGAACAAGGCGAGCCCAGCAAGGACGGCACGGAAGACCCGGCCGATGCCTTCGGTTACTTCGTCGTTCACCGCTTCCCGATCATCAAGCCCGCCACCTCAATCAACATGGGATTCGCCCGATAATGGCTGACGTAACGTACCAAAGGCCCGAATACGAGGCAGCGCAAGCCCGTTGGCGCCTGGTGCGCGACGTTTGCAAGGGCTCCGAGGCGGTCAAGGCAGCCGAACAGCGCTACCTGCCGAAGCCGAACAAGCACGACACGAGCAAGGAGAACGCTGAGCGGTACACCAACTACCTGGCCCGCGCTGTTTTCTACAACGCCACCGGCCGCACTCGTGACGGTCTGGTCGGTGCCGTGTTCCGCGTGGTGCCGACGCTCACCGTGCCGGCGCTGCTCGACTACATGGCCAAAGATGCCAATGGCGCCGGAATCAGCGTCTACCAGCAGTCGCAGACGGTCCTGGCTGACGTGCTGGAGACTGGTCGCGCGCTGATCCTCGTCGACTTCCCTGCGGTTGAGTCAGCCAGTCGGGCCGACATGCAGAGCGGCAAAGCGCGGGCAACCATCACGGCATACCCGGCCGAGGCGGTGATCAACTGGCGGACGACCAAGGTAGGCGCACGTCACCTCCTGTCGCTGGCCGTCCTGCGCGAGACGCACGAGGTCGAGGACGGCTTCGGAGTCAAAAGCTACCCGCAATACCGCGTGCTGAGCCTCCGCGATGGCGTCTACACCGTTGACGTGTGGCGTCAGGCGGCAGGGGAGGGCGCGTTTGAGATCGCAGAGACCTACAACCCGCGCCGCAGCAATGGTGCGCCGTGGGGCGAAATCACGGCCTTTTTCGTAGGCTCGCAGAATAACGACACGTCGATCGATGAGTCCCCGCTGTACGACTTGGCCGAGATCAACATCGGCCACTACCGCAACAGCGCTGACTACGAGGACTCGGTCTATCTGGTCGGACAGCCTCAAGTGTTCATGGCCGGACTGGATGACCACTGGGTCAAGATGCTTGAGGAAAAGGGCATCTACTTCGGGTCCCGCGCCATCCTGCCACTGCCGCAAGGTGGTTCGGCCGGCATCCTTCAGGCATCGCCGAACATCCTCGCCAAAGAGGCAATGGACGCCAAAGAGCGCCAGATGGTCGCCCTTGGTGCTCGCCTGGTCGAGAAAGGCAGCGCTACCAAGACCGCTACAGAGGCCGCATCGGATAACGCAGCCGAGCATTCGGTTCTGTCTCTGGTCGCGTCCAACGTCAGCGAGGCCTACACCAAGGCCCTGCAGTTCGCTGCTGAGTACATGGGTGCCACTGGCGAGTGTGTCTACGCACTGAATCAGGACTTCATCGAAGCCCGCCTTGATCCGCAGACCCTGGCCGAGCTGGTCAAATCATGGCAGGCCGGTGCTATCACTGATGCCGACTTGTGGGCTCAACTGCGCCGGTACGGGCTGATCGATGCCGAGAAGACGGACGACCAGATAAGGGAAGAGCTTGCCAGCAGCACGTCTGGCCTGAACTTGGACGACGACGATGGCAACGGCGGAACTGCTAATACAGGCGGCGACTAGAAATTCCGTCTTAATCGAGCGCTTGAAGAGTGGAGAGGTCGAGAAGATCGATCCCTTCCTTCGGCGCATCGACAAGGATCTACGCGACAGGCTCAGCCGCGACACGCTCACTGGCTACAGCCGGGCGCGCCTTGAAGGGCTGCTGAAGTCCATCGACGCGATGCTTGCCAAGATTCATGGCGAGTTCACAGCCCAGCTGATGCTTGACCTGTTCGACATTGGCACCTACGAAGCCGAGTTTGAGGCAAGGTCGCTCGATCAGGTGCTAGTCAATATCACCGCAGCGGCTCCGACCGTGAAAGCGATACAGGCCGCCGTAAAGGCTCAGCCGCTCAGCGTGACCGGGCCGGATGGCGGCAAGCTGCTGGAGTCGTTCATAGCTGACTGGACTCAGGCCGAGCGTAACCGGGTGACTGGTGCAATTCGCATGGGCTATGTCCAGGGCGAAACGAATCAATCCATCATCAATCGCATTCGCGGCACCAAGGCGCTTAAGTACAGCGACGGCCTGCTAGCTATTACCCGGCGCAATGCTGAAGCCGTGGTCCGAACAGGAATCCAGCACGTCGCTAGCGTGGCGCGCATGGAGACGTGGAAGACGAACTCGGATGTGGTGACTGGCTACAAGATCGTTGCCACGCTGGACGGCCGCACATCTACGCAGTGCTTTCTAGCTGGCACGCCTGTTTCGTGGTCTGGTCTCCTTGAGAAGGTATTCAGGGCTCAGTACGTCGGCGAGGTGATTACAGTCACTACTGCCGCAGGCAAGAAGCTCGAAGGGACTCCGAACCACCCGATACTGACGCCGAACGGCTTTTTGCCTCTTGGAGAACTCAATCCAGGCCAGCAGATCGTCGGCTCCATGTTTGGTGAGCGTCTCGGCGTCGGACGCGATCAAGAAATAAGCGTGCCATCCAAAATCGGCGAGCTTTTTGATTTTCTTAGCCATCAGCCCGGAGCGGACGTACATCGGAAACGGGCCACGGCAGACGACTTCTATGGCGACGGACGCGGAATGGATGGCGAAGTCGATGCTGTATTTGTCGACGGCCAGTTGAGTGACCGTCTCATGACCGCTGGTTTGGAGAATATCAAGAATGATTCGCTCAGCTTCGACTATGGGCTCAGCCCCTTGGCGAGACGCAACGATGTTTCTGATGGTTTCGTCACTGGGCGACCAATCTCCAAGCCCTCTGAGTTCACATCCGGCATTGTTAAGCGTGGTGTAAAGCCAGGATTTGCTGCGGCCAAGTTGTTGCGTAATTTCGCATGGGCGAGCGCCATTGTTGAACATCTCAAGGGCTTTCTTCCTGTCAGAGAACAGCCGCGTGTCGGTCTCGCCACGCTTGAGGGCGGCCATGACTCCATGCTTCTTGAGCAAAGCGGTGACGGTAGTTGTGGTAGTCCCGTACTGGGCGGCGATAGCTCTCGCGGAGTTCCCTTCGCGGTAGAGACGGATCACATCGTTAGCGTGAGCAGCGAGTTTCGGCGTTGTCATGTGTATACCCTCCAATGTAGTCAAGGAATATACAATGCTGGTGGTATTATCGTCAAGAACTGCAAGAGCCTCGACGGAAGGGTATTCAAGATCGGCAAGGGTCCGGTTCCGCCGTTCCATGTGCGTTGCCGGACGACGACAGCCGCAGAGCTTGACGCCCGTTACTCGTTCCTCGACGAAGACGCCACCCGGTCTAGCAAAGATGGGTACGTCGACGCATCGGAAACATATTTCTCTTGGCTGAAAAAACAGCCCGCAGAATTCCAGAACATCGCGCTCGGTCCTGAGCGCGCAAAGCTGTTCCGCAGCGGCGGGCTGAGCGCTGAGCGCTTCGCCGAGTTGCAGCTGGACCGGCAATTCAAACCACTGACCTTAGAACAGATGAAGGCTCTAGAGCCCGAAGCGTTCCGCAAGGCAGGCATCTAGCCGGCTGGGCCGGACAACACGTCTCAGGGAGACACCATGCTCAAGTATCAATTGGACAGCCTGGAAGGGCTGGATGAAGGCGCGCGCGCGTTCTACGAAGAGAAAGAAGGCAAGTTCCAGCTGAAGGTGGACGGCATCCCGCAGGGCGAGGACGTCACCGGCCTGAAAGCCAAGCTTGAGGAGCTGCTGGGCGAATCCAAGGCAGCAAAGGCGAAAGCCCGCGAGGCCGAGGAGAGCGCCAAGAAGGCCGCTGAAGAGCGCGCACGTAAGGAAGGCGATATCGAGGCATTGGAATCCAGCTGGCGTGAGAAGCTGACCAAGCGCGAGCAGGAATTGCTATCCGAGCGTGAAGGCCTGGCGGGGCAGATCAAAGAACTGACCGTTGGCCGTGCCGCTACTGACCTAGCCGCAGAACTCGCCGTGCAGGGCAGCGCAAAGGCCCTCCTTCCTCACCTTCAAGCCCGTCTGAGCATGGATATCCGCGATGGCAAGCCCACGGTTGTTGTTCTCGACGCAAACGGCAAGCCAAGCGCGGCGACCCTGGACGAACTGAAAGCAGAATTCGCCAGCGATCCGGTCTTTGCGCCGCTGATCGTGGGCAGTAAGGCATCTGGCAGCGGGGCTGGCGGTGCGAAACCTGGCGGCGGGGCCGCTAAGAAGTTCAACGAATACACCGGCGCAGAACTGTCGGCCATTCGCACTAGCGATCCGGCCAAGTACGAACGCCTCAAGACTGAATTTTACGGAGAATAGCCCCAATGGCCACCGTTCGCCTTTCCGACATCATCGATGTCACTGTGTTTCAAGACCTCCCGGCTGTAAACAGCCCCGAGAAAACCGCGTTCTACGAGTCCGGCATCGTGACTTCGAGCCCGCTGCTCAATGGCCTGGCCACTGCAGCCGGTAAGACTGCTGAGCTGCCGTTCTGGAAGGATATCGACCAGACCGTTGCGCCCAACCTGTCCAACGATGACCCGGCGTCCATTGCGACCCCGGACAAGATCGTTCAGGGCGAGCAGATCAGCCGCAAGGCCTTCCTGAACAAGGGCCTGTCCGAGTCCGACCTGGCATCCGAACTGGTTCTCGGTCCGAAGGCCATGGACCAGATCCGCGCCCGCATCGACACCTACTGGACCCGCCAGTGGCAGCGCCGCCTGCTCGCCAGCGTGAACGGTGTACTGGCTGATAACGTGGCCAACGATGGCGGCGACATGGTGTACGACATCGCCGGCGCGACCAACGCTGACGTGACCGCGACCACGATCTTCACCCGCCAGAACTTCACCAGCGCAGCCTTCACCATGGGCGATGCGGTCGATGGCATCCAGGCGATTGCCGTTCACTCGGTCGTGTACAAGCGCATGATCGACAACGACGACATCGACTTCATCAAGGACAGCGCTGGCAACATGACCGTGCCGACCTTCCTCGGTAAGCGCGTGATCGTCGACGACAGCATGACCTACACTCCGGCAGCTGGTGGCGCGGGTGTCGACGCAGCGGCGCGCTACACTAGCGTTCTGTTCGGTCAGGGTGCGTTCGGCTACGGCGACGGCCAGCCAAAGGTTCCGGTCGAGGTTGAGCGTCAGGCGACCCAGGGCAACGGTGGCGGCATCGAGACCTTGTGGACCCGCAAGACCTGGATCTGCCACCCGTTCGGCTTCCAGAACACCAGCACCCCGGCTGCCGAGTCGTTCTCGCTGGCCGAGCTGGCGACTGCGGCTGTGTGGGATCGCGTGGTTGATCGCAAGAACATCCCGCTGGCGTTCCTCGTG